CAAATAAAAGCATGGAAAGAACTAACTGACACGCCTATGACAGCTTGGGAAGTAGAAGCGGTTAAGAGGCTTGACGGAGTTTATATGAGGGTAAACAATGGCTGATGATATCAAACTTGTTATAGACGTTGATGATAGGTCTGTAATTAAGTCCATAAAAAACCAAGAAAAACTTGAAAAAGAGATAATGGACACCGCCAAGGGTTTAAAGAGACTTAAAGACGCTCTGGCTACTGGTATGATAAGTCAGTCTAGGTTTGATAAAGGTACTGCACAAGTTAATAGTAGAATAAGTCACCTTACTAAAACTTTATATTCTGGTGCAGGGGCCATAGACCAGTGGGCTACACACGTAAACCAAGCCAAGAATAAGACTAATAGGTTTGGTATGGTAGCACAACAAGTAGGTTATCAGGTTGGTGACTTCTTTGTACAGGTACAATCAGGTACTAGCGCACTTGTAGCCTTTGGTCAACAGGGTACTCAGCTTGCTGGACTACTTCCCGGCGTTGCTGGTGCTGTTATCGGTATTGGTCTGTCGTTAGGAACTATGCTCCTTAAGACATTCCTAGACACCAGAGACGCAGGTAAACAACTTGAAGAAAGCGTAAAGGCTGTTGAGGAAGCACTATCTGACCTAAGTAATGTCTCTTCTATGTTACGGGATACACTAGGCGCACCCTTTAGTGAGGCCAATACTGTACTAAGAGAGTACTTGGAACTACTTGAGAAATCTTCTGCTGCAAATGTACAAAAACAAGTATCCTTGGCCTTTGGTGCAAAAGGTGAGTCAACTGGTATTTTAAACGAACTAGCCCTCATGGCTGAAGATATGACAGAGCCACCTTGGTGGGCAGGAAAAAAGTTCGGTGGTTCTAAAAAGGAAATTGAAGATGCCAACGAACTTCTAAAAGTCAGAGGGGAGATTGCAGAAATACTACGTGGTACGGCTGCACAGCCCCGTGTTATAGAGGGAGCAGAAGGGCTTAGAAAACTAGGCGATGACCTACTTGCGTACTCTAAGAAGTTTAATGGGACGTTAGGGGAAAGAATTAGAACCCTGATGTTTGAATCGGGTCTGACCAAACTTATGGTTGACGATGAAAAGGCTAAGGGTGATGCTGCTAATGATGCCTTAGAAGAACACGCTACCGAAATGGAAGCCTTCTATGATATGATTGCCAAAGAAGACGAAGACGAGGCAAAACGTAAGTCAGACCTTATGAAGAAGCTATGGGAGGCTTTATACAAAAACAGAATGGAAGCTAAGAGGGCCAAAGAGGAAGAAGCTGAAGCTAACAAGAAAAAACAAGATGCTATAGACAAAGAAAAGTCAAGCATGGAGTCTAAGATTTACCTTCAAAACACTATAAATGGAAATTTTGGTGATGAAGTACTTTTATCTGAGGTAAAGAAACAGATGGCTAGGGAGTCTTATCGGCAATCTAGGTTAGCTTTAGGTATTTCAGAAGACATAGTATTGAAGGAAATGGAACAGTACGATATTCTACAGGACTTGTTGGAGGCTAATAAAGACTTAACAAAAGAAATGGATAAACAGCTTGCGATTAACAGTGCAATGGTTTACTCTGGTAGAGGTGGAGACCCAAGAAAGTTTGATAGTAATAATCCTATGGGTTGGCTCACCCCAGAAGTCTTAGCACTGTACAAAGAGTTTACGTCTGAACAGAATAAAAAAGGCGCAAAACCAACAACTATGGAAGGCCCGATCAAGGCTCTGGAAAGACAGATAGAGTTAAGTAAGGCTTTGTTTGGATTAGAGGGTGATGCACGTAGAGAACAAGAAATCTTTATGCAACTTCAGTTTCAGAATAGGGACGCTGATAAAAAAGCTAAAGAAGGAGACCTTCGTGACTTAGCTGAGAAGGTAGCTAAACAGGAAGAATTAACTAAGGTATTTGAGGAACAGAGGCAAGCACAGAAAGACTTAGCAGACACTATAGCTAACAGTATGGGTGATGCACTTACATCTATAGTAGACGGCACTAAGTCCGTTAAAGATGCCTTTAAAGATATGGCTAGGGCTATTATTGCTGAGTTGTATCAAATCTATGTTGTTAAACAGATCACAGGTATGATCAGTGGTGCTATAATGGGTCCAGCCGCTGCTGGGGGTTACTTTGGCCCTGCTGGGGGCGTTGGGGGTGGTTCTGGTGCTACAATAGCTTACGCTGATGGTGGTGTCGTAGGCTCTCCAACTACCTTCGGTATGAATGATGGTCGTACAGGACTAATGGGAGAAGCTGGCCCAGAAGCTATCATGCCTTTGAAAAGAGGTAAGAACGGTAAGCTAGGTGTACAGGCAGAGGGTGGATCTGGTGGTGACGTTATTATTCATCAGAACTTTAACTTTACCGCTAATGGTGACGAGAGTGTTAAGAAGATTATAGCACAGCAAGCCCCAGCTATTGCTAACATGACTAAGAAAAGCATACTAGATGATCGTCGTAGGGGTGGTCAAATGAAACAAGCGTTTGGGTAAGGAAATCTTATGACACTAAAGACTGCACCAACTGATATAGGCTTTGCACAAATAACTCTTAGTGCTATGAACGCTGTTGCCACCTCTGAGTCTCCCTTTACTTATAAACAACAGATAGTACAACACACAGGGCAAGCATGGAAAGCATCAGTTACCATACCACCTGTCAGGAGAGACTTAGGTGAGCCTTGGGTAGCCTTCTTGTTGTCGTTACAGGGACCAGTGCATACCTTTCTCTTGGGCGATCCTAATTGTGTAGCCCCAAGGGGTACAGCAGTAGATGGTGACATAGTAGCAACTGGAACTGCTGGTGCTTCCTCTGTTACCTTAACCCTTAGTAATGGGGGTACACTTAAAGCTGGTGACTACATACAGCTAGGGTCTACAGTTACGTCTAAACTGCACAAGGTCTTAGCAGACATTTCTACTACGGGGGCAGTAGACATTTGGCCTAACCTTAAGGCTACCTATTCAGGTAGTGCCGTAGTTGTAGACAACGCTAAGGGTGTATTTAGACTAACAAGTAATGTACAAGATTGGCAGATAGGTAACTCTAGTACCTATGGTATCTCCTTTGAGGCTGTAGAGGCAATTGTATAATGACTAGAGATATTCAAGAAGTAGTACGCAATGCCTTAAGCGCACCAGAAATATCCCCCTTCTTTGCTGTAGAACTCTTGTTTGATGGCCCAGAACAACTAAGGCTTTGGACAGGAGTAGGAAACCTTAATTATGAAGGGCATATCTGGACAGGGGCAGGTAATCTCTTAGGTATATCAGAAGTACAAGAGGCTTCTGACTTATCTGTTAGGGGTGCAACTATTACGCTTAGTGGTATGACTCAAGATGTCATATCCCTTGCCCTTGTAGAACCCTATCAAGGTAGAGTATGTAACATCTACTTTGGTGTTACTTCAGACACTACAGCCCTAACTCAAGTTTTCTCTGGTTACATGGATCAGATGAACATAGATGAGGCTCCTTCTACTGCTACCATAGAGATTAAAGTGGAGAACAAACTAATAGACTTAGAGAGACCCCGTGTTGCTAGATACACTTCTGCTTATCAAAAGTCGGTTTACCCCGGCGATCTTGGGATGGACTTTATAGAAGACCTACAAGACAAAGAGATTATTTGGGGCAGAGCTGCCAGTTAGGAAGAATACAAATGGGTTTTAGTTTTAAGGGTTTTGTTGGCGCAATTGTCACGGCAATAATTGTCGTATCAATTCCCGGTGGTGCAGGTATCTTGGCCTCCTCTGGGTTTGCATCTGTAGGTGCTTTTAGCGCACAGTTCTTTTACACGGCAGCACTGGGCATAGCTATGAGTGCCTTGGCCCCTAAGCCTAAAGACCTTGGTGGTTTTGGTGCGGGTAATGGTAAGTCAAACAGGGGTTATCAAGTAACTGCATCTGGTTCTGCTTTAGACCATCAAGTTATTTATGGTAAAATGAAAACTGGTGGTGCTAGGATATTTGATGGTACTACAGGTACAGAAAATGTACAACTACACAGAGTACTAGCCTTTGCTGGACACGAAATAGAATCTTTTGAACAGATATATATTAACGATGAAGTGGCAACTATAAACGGTAGTGGTAATGTTACCTCTCCTAGTCGTTATAGTGGCCTAGTAACAATCAAGGAACACTTAGGTACAGCAGATCAAGCTGCCGACAGTAGTTTAGTTAGTGCTGTGTCTGGTTGGACAAACGAACACAGACTTCGTGGTATTGCTTATCTGTATGTTAAACTTGAATATGATGCAGATGCCTTCCCTAACGGTGTACCTGAGATTAGTGCTGTCATTAAAGGTAAGAAGGTATACGACCCAAGGAACACAACAACTGCTTGGTCTGATAACCCTGCACTGTGTGTAAGAGACTACTTGACAGCTACAGGTTATGGCTTAGGTGAAGCTACAGCTAACATAAAAGACACTGCCTTTATTACCGCTGCTAACATATGTGATGAGTACGTAGAAAGTCCTGTAACCTCAATTTTTGTCGGGGGCGAATACAGAATTAAAACGGTAGGTGATACAGACTTTACCGCGCTAGGTGCAGCAGACAATAATGTTGGTACAGTCTTCACAGCAACAACCTCTGCCACAACAGGTACAGGTGTTGTGGAGACACACAGGTACACAGCTAATGGTGCCTTCACTACAGGAACTACACCACAAGACCTGTTAGAAGGGCTTATAACGTCTATGGGTGCTACTCTGTGGTACACTCAGGGTGCATGGAATGTAAAGGCTGCTAAGTGGACCTCTACTGTATTAGACCTTAATGAAGACGATCTTAGGTCAGGCATAAGCCTAGCTACTAGACACTCTCGCAGGGACAACTTTAATAAAGTAAATGGAACCTTTAGGGGATTAGAAAGTAACTGGCAAGTAACAGACTTTCCACCTGTAACCAATTTAACCCTTGCTACTGCCCTTGTTGACGGTGGTTCATACTCTATTACAGAAGTTGGAACTACAGACTTTACCCTTGTTGGGGCTACTTCTAACACAGTCGGCGTAGTTTTCACAGCGGATTTAGAGGATGGCCCAGCTACAGGCACTGGTAAAACAAACGCTTATGTTGGGGTTGATGGTGGACTAGAGTCTGCCTTAGACATGGACTTACCGTTTACGGACAACTCAATAGAGTCTCGTCGTGTTGCTAGGATTATGCTAGAGCGTAATAGACAACAGTTGCAGTTACAAGCATCTTTTGGTCTCAGGGCTTTCCAAGTACAGACAGGTGATAATGTAAGGCTCACTAACACTAGACTTGGTTGGACTAATAAAGAGTTTGAGGTTGTCTCTTGGACATTTGGGCTACAGAATGAGTACGACCTCCAAGTAGAAATGACACTCAAGGAAATATCTGAAAGTGTCTTTGATGAGGTTGACGATGGTATAGTCTACGAAAGAGATAATACTACTTTGTTGTCAGCCTTTGAAGTGCCTACTTTAGCCTTTACTACTGCTAACCTAAGTACTGAAGTAAGAAGGGTCAGAGGTAAAACTCTGGGTGTCTTATACATTGATGTTGTCAATACAAGTACCATAGTAGATAAGATAGAGGTACAATACAAAAAGCCAAGCGAGACTGACTTCACAAGCCTAGCTACCCTTGGTGCATTTGTGGGTACAGAAAGGGTTGAGGTTGTTAGTGTAGAAGAGGGACTACATGATATAAGAGTACAAGCTATTAACTCTCTTGGGGTTCATGGAAACTTTACTACTGTATCTAACTACGATGTAATAACCCTAAGTGCGCCTCCAGCAGATGTAACTAACTTTACTGGTAATATGATAACTGGGGGCTTTGAACTTAGTTGGACACCTGTGCCTGACCTAGACTTAGCCCACTATGTAATTAAGTACTCTAAGGTATTGTCAGGTGCTTCCTACGCTTCTGCTACAACCGTCCGAGAGTCCGTACCCGCAAGTGATAGTTCCGCTGTTTTTACAGAGTATAAGCCGGGAACTTACTTCATTAAAGCTGTAGACGATGCCAGCAGCGGGTCTAATGAATCAGTAAACGCAGCTAAACTTATTGAAAACATAGAAGCTGTGAGGAACACTGAGGTATTTACCTTGGTTACTGAGAGTCCAGACTTCAATGGGGTCAAGGTTAATGTAGAGAAGGATTCAACGGGTATCAGTCTTGCTAAATTACCTACGTTTGATACTGCACCAGAGGCTACGTTTGATGCAAGGGGAGGGGTGTGGGATGACTTTGATAGCTTTGCAAGCACAGGGGTCTACTACTTTGAAAACTCTGTTGATTTAGGCTCTAAGTTTCAGAACATAGTTTCTTATGCAGAGGAGAAGTCAAGGTTTGATAAGACACAACTCTTTGACTCTGAGGGTGGCCTGTTTGATGCTCAGACAACATCTTTGTTTGATGACGCTGGTCCTTCTATTAATGACGTTAGTACTGAGTTCCAGACAAGACATACAGATGATGATCCTGCTGGTACACCTACTTGGTCTGATTGGGTAGTGGTAAATGCCCAGTCTGGTAACGAAATAATAGCGAGAGCCTTTGAGTTTAGGTTAAAGTTAGACTCCACTAACACTATCGCATCCCCCCTTGTATCAGCCTTGTCTGCTACCATAGACATGCCAGAGTACTTAGTGTCTGGTAAGGACATAACTTTTACAGGTACAACTAACATAGTGTACAATGTACTTGGAGTGGCTCACCCTTTCAATGCACCCCCTGCTATTGGGTTGTCCATAGCTAATTTAGCTGAGACAGACAGATATACTATTACAAACAAAACTAGGTCAGGGTTTACTATAAACACCTTTACTGGTGGCTCTGCTAGTACTAACAGCGTAACAATAGACTATGTAGCTAATGGCTACGGGAAGGAGTTCACCTAATGGCTCAATTTGACTTTACAACAGCCGATGGGCCGATAGTAGGAACTAAGAGTTTCCCTAATACTAGGGCCGATATTAACTCTGCTCTACTAGCCCTAATCTCTAATTCCTCTGGTGATGCAGAACCTACAGGAACCCAAGCCAATCAGTTCTGGTATGAAACTGACACTAACATTCTTAAGATCAGGAATGAGGCTAACACTGCTTGGATAGAAATGGCGACAATAGATGAAACCTCTAATAATGTGTTGTCTATTACTACTCAAGGGTTAACTATTGGTGCTACCGCACTAACCGCTACAGGTACAGAACTTAACCAACTAAATGATATTACTAGGGGTTCTATCCTTTATGGTAATGCCTCTGGTGATACTGCGAGACTTGCTAAGGGTGGCGCTGGTACAGTTCTTACGTCTGATGGTACAGACATTTCATGGGCGGCTGTTGGTGGTGGTGGTGTAGGTAATACAGAGGCGTGGGTGAACTTCAAGGGTGATGGGGCTGTAACTATTCGTGGTGACGGCGATGTGAGCAGTATTACTGATAACGGTACAGGCATAGTTACGGTTAATTTTGACACAACTAAGGCGAGTGCAGACTACTCCGTACCCGCCGCTGGCAACGTAGGGAACAGTTCCTCACTTGGCGCAATCGCAAGCACTTGTCCTTTTAACTTTACGACAGGAAGTGCACAAGTCGTTACAGGCTACCAACAAGTTACGGCTCAAAAATATGATCTGCGAGTTGTTAGTATGGCGATAATATTATGAATACTTACAGAGTAATCTTTGAAGACCCTAATGATTTGGATGCACCAGCGCAGGTACTTGTGCCGTCACAGCGTTGGATGGAACAAGCAATGGCGGGTAACTTGCCCCCTATTTGGGTTTTATGGCAACTACAAGATGATGAACAGCAAGCCATTGCAGAAGGTCGGCACGACACCTTTAGTCATGACCCAGAGAAACACGCACTTCAGTGGACGGCCCCCCGCATTGGACCCTTAACGGAAGAGGAAGCTATGGAATATTTATGTATGAAAGATTTGCCACGCAAGGTTTGGGCCGAAGAACACAACAGACCAATGTTTAAAATTGTTAAAACAGAACAGGTGCCGTCTGATCGGCAGTTTAGAGACGCATGGAGGTTGGCGGCATGAGTACCTTAATTGAAATAGGATCAAAAAAGTACAACAATGCGGAATACACATCCCCATCAAATCGTACATTTCGAAATGCTTGGGCAGCACCACAGGCAGGGTCAGACGTTATCCAAATTAACATGGCCGCAGCTAAGGACATTTGGAGAGATAAGATACGTCAAGCGCGTATTGATCCACTGGCCTCGTTAGACACAGCCTACATGAAGGCGATTGAGCAAGGCAACACATCTGAGCAAACTTCTATCGCCACACAGAAACAGGCGTTGCGTGACGCCCCCGCGACATCTGCTATTGATGCAGCTTTAACACCAGAAGAACTAAAAGCTGTCCAGCCAATTCCTAACGTAACGATAGACTGATTACATGGCCCACTAAACCATATTAAGGAGCGTAAGACATGAGCCAACACGACTTTATCATAGATAACCAGTTCTTCCCCCAAACTAGGGCTGACATTAACGCTGCTCTCCAAGCTATCGCAACTAACTCTTCTGGTGCTACTGAGCCTGCTATCCCTACAACGGACCCAGTTACGGACAGGGGCCATCAGTGGTGGTACGACACAACTAACTATCAGCTTAAGATTAGGAACACTGCTGGTACAGGTTGGACAGTTATAGCCACCCTAGACGCTGCTGGTGCTAATGTTGTCTCTATTACTACGCAGGGGTTAACTCTTGGTTCTACCGCATTAACTACTACAGGTACAGAAATTAATCAACTAGCTGCTATTACTAGGGGTTCTATACTTTATGGTAACGCCTCTGGTGATACTGCAAGACTAGCGGCTGGCGGGGCTTCAACTGTCCTCACAAGTGATGGCACTGATATAGCGTGGGCTGCTGCTGGTGGTGCTGGCGTACCCACAGGTACAGTTATATATCATGCAGCTAATACACCCCCTACAGACTTCATCAAAGCCAATGGTGCGGCTGTGTCAAGGACAACTTACTCTGATTTGTTTACAGCAATAGGTACAACATTTGGTGTGGGTGATGGGTCTACTACGTTCAACGTACCTGACCTTCGTGGTGAATTTATGCGTGGCTGGGATGATAGCCGTGGTATTGACAGCAGTCGTAGCTTTGGTTCTGCTCAGTCTGATGAACTGAAGTCACACAGTCACTCTATACCTATGTGGAGAGATAACTTTCATGGGACAAGACCTTTAGGGGGTTCTTCAACTAATTTAACCGCAAGTAGTACCAGCGCTTTTGGGGGAACCGAAACCCGACCACGCAACATAGCCCTACTTGCTTGTATTAAATATTAAGGAGACACCGATATGAACGTATACCAAACAGATTTAAATGGTGTCTTCGTAGGCACTACAACAGCAGACCAAGACCCTCTGGATAGCACTAATTGGCTTATTCCAGCAGGTTGTGTAGAGGCTGCACCACCAACTATAGCTGACAGCCAGCTTGCTAAATGGAATGGTACAGAGTGGGTTGTAGAAACTATACCCGTTGTTGAGCCTGATCCAGAACCTGAGCCTATCGCACCAGAGGTCTTAGCCCGTGCAGAACGTGATAAGCTGTTGAGCACTTCAGATTGGACACAGGTTGATGACTCTCCTGTAGATAAGTCTGCATGGGTAACATATAGACAACTTCTACGGGACGTACCCTCACAATCAGGGTTTCCTAACACAATCACTTGGCCCACTAAACCATCTTAAGGAGCAACCAATGGGATACACACTAGGACTACGAAGTAAGCAGAACTTGTCTGGGGTACATCCTGACATGGTTGCTGTTGTTACAAGAGCATTAGAGATTAGTGAAAAGGACTTTAGTGTAACTGAGGGTGTTCGTAACATTGAACGTCAGCGTATGCTTAAGAAGACAGGCAAGTCAACTACACTTAAGTCTCGTCACCTTACAGGACATGCAGTAGATGTTGTACCTTATCCTGTGTCGTGGGAGTGGGACGAGTTCTACCCTATTGGTGATGCAATGAAGAAGGCAGCAGAGGAGTTAGACATCAAGATTGTTTGGGGCGGTGATTGGAAGAAGTTCCCGGACGGTCCTCATTTTCAGCTAGACTGGAAAGCCTACCCCTGTGACTAGGGGGGATGAACTTTGGGTAATGAATAAAAATATATCGGCAAGTCTTATGTTTGCCTTGGTAGTACAAGCCGCAATGATAGTTTGGGCTATTTCACAGATGAGGGCAGACGTAGATGCCAACTACGCCTCTATAGTTAGAATAAGTGCCGATGTTAAGGCTGTTG